TGCCGACTTCGTAATGATGCAGGATCAATATGATGAGATGGATGACGTCAATAATCGCATCAGCCTGCTTGTGGCTGCTTGTAAAGTGGTGGGTGTTTATGACTCTGGTTCGGACGGACTCAAGAAGCTGCTCCAGGAAGGTGTCGAGAACACGCTAGTCCCCGCCGACAACTGGGCGATGTTCGCCGAGAAGGGCGGCATCAAGGGTCAGGTCGACTGGCTGCCGCTGGACATGGTGATCGCCGCGCTGGAACGTCTGCGTCAGGCACGCGAGGACATCAAGGCGCAGATTTACGAACTGACCGGCATCAGCGACATCGTGCGCGGCAACACCAAGGCCAGCGAGACTCTGGGTGCGCAGAAACTGAAGGCGAACTTCGCCAGCGTTCGCATCCAGAAGTTGCAGGACGAGGTGGCGCGGTTCGCCCAGGACATCCTGCGGCTGAAGGCGCAGATCATCTGCAAGCACTTCGACCCGTCGATTATCCTGAAGATGTCGAACGCGAAATACACGCCCGATGCCGCCATCCCGCCGCTGATCCAGGAAGCCATCGCGCTGTTGAAGGACGAGGAAGGGTTCAACTGGCGCGTCAAGGTGCAGGCCGACAGCCTCGGACAGCAGGACTACCAGTTGCAGAAGCAGGAGAAGGTCGAGTTCACGAACGCGATGGCGACCTTCCTGCAATCGGCGGCGACCACCATCAAGGCCATGCCGCCCTCGGCACCCATGATTTTCGAAACCCTGAAGTTCGCGATCAGCGGCTTCAAGGGCGGCCAGGAACTGGAGTCGGTGATCGACAACGGCATCCAGGCGATCATGGCCGACATGGAACAGCAGAAGAAGGCCGCGCAGAACCAGCCGAACCCTGAACAGCAGAAAGCCCAGATGGAGATGCAAATCAAGCAGGGCGAGATGCAGATCGAACAGCAGAAGATGCAGATGGAGATGCAGAAGATGCGCGAAGAGATACGGATGAAGCAGGAAGAGAAGGCGCAGGACATGCAGTTCAAGGCCGCCGAACACCAGCAGGACATGCAACAGTCCGAGCAGAAGTTCGAGCAGTCGATGGTTCAGGCCCAACAGAAGGCGATGACCCAGATGGTCGCCGACGCACGGAAGGATACCCAGAATGCCGAATGACTACGTTGACATCAGCTTCACCGAACTCGACCGTATCCGCCAGGGTCGTCGGCTGTTGCGCGACCTGAAGACCGGCCAGATTTATTACGATCCACCGGAACCGGATGCTGCCGCGCAGAATCTTCCGGTTCCCGATCCATTGGAGCCGGTAGAGCCACTACCCGAGGCATCGGTAGAGCAGCCCTCTGCCGATCCGGCTCCACCCGTCAAGCCTGCCAGCAAGTCGAGGAAGAAAAATGGCTAGGCGCAGTTTCGTGCAGGTGAACGGCAAACTTTACGAGAGGGGCGTCGATGACATTCCTGACGTGGCTGGACTGGGTTCTGGACAGGCTGGATCGCACACCGTTATGGGCGATTTACCTGATTTTGTTAGCCCTATCGATGGGCAGTTGGTATCTGGTCGTGCTGGTCTTCGTGAGCATTGCAAGAAGCACGGTGTAGTCCCCACTGCCGATCTGAAAGGTCTGCCGTTCAAGCAGGCTGTTCAAGAATACCAGCCTGATCGGGCTGGAATCCGTGACGCCATCCGGCGTGCGGTCTATAAATAGGAGAACCTTCAATGTCTGACCTTCGCGCTGCTATCGAAGCCGCTGCTTCAACACCTTCCGAGGAAACCACCAATGTCGAACCCGTTCAAAGCGAGAGTGCCGTTGTTGTTGAAACGGATGCCTCTCCGTCGCAGGACACCAGTACCGTTTCGTCGCCTGCGGAGGGTGTGGAAGCCAATGAGAAACCAGCTTCAGATACACCAAGCATCGAAGAGGTGGCTGGTGAACCGCGCAAGACGGTGGAGGACAAGAGTGAGACTCCAGAACAGCGTGAGGCTCGTCATCGCGTAGATCGCGCTCCGCAGTCATGGAAGGGCGAAGCCAAGAAACTCTGGGAAGCCCTTCCCCTCCAGGTGCGCCAGGAAGTCGCCCGCCGCGAGAAGGACATCCTGCCGATCATGCAGCAGGCTGCTGACCACAAGCAGAAGATCGACGCGATGGTGAGCGTGATGGCTCCCCACCGTGACCGCATCCTCAACGGTTATGGTGATCCGGTGAAAGCCATCGACTCCCTGCTCCGCACCGAGGCTGTCCTGCACAGCGGCTCGCAGGCGCAGAAGGCACAGTTGGTCGCCCATCTGGTCAAACAGTTCAACGTGGATGTCCGTGCGCTGGACTCTGCCCTGGTCGGCACTGCGCTGCCGGAAGACGTGCAGCAGCAATCGACCATCGAACAGTTGCTTGAGCGCAAGCTGGCCCCGTTCCAACAGTTCATCCAGACACAGCAGCAGCGCGAAGCCCTGACGAGGCAGCAGACGGAACAGCAGGCAATTTCGACTGTTGTCGAGATGTCGCAGGACGACCGCTATCCGTACTTCAACGAGGTTCGCGCCGACATGGCCGACATCATCGAAATGGGCGCACGCAGGGGTGTTGCAATCTCGCTGGAAGATGCCTACACTAAGGCCATTCGGATGAACGACGGGACTTTTCAGGCTTCGTCTGTTCGTGACCAGTCTCAGGGTGCCACTCAGGCAGCCCTTGAAGCCCACCGTGCAGCCCAGGCTGCAAAAGGAGCCTCAGTCCAAGTGACAGGCTCACCAACAGGCACCGGCAAAGGCTCCGGCGACCCATCCAATCTCAGAGGTTTGATCGAAAACGCTTTTGGTGGAGGCAGATTGTGAGTCGCTTCATTCCAGCCATGACACGCTATGTTGTGGGCCTTGGTCAGCAGACCGAGGACGGAAAAGTGATCCCTGTCATCTTCCGCAAGCAAGTAGTCCCCCTGAGTGGCAGCGGCTCCCCGACGCCGCAAGCAGGACAGTCCAAGACTGCCACCGGCTCACCGTATTCGGGAAACAACCCTCTTCCACTTTAGGAGCATTACTATGTCTTTCGCAAATCCGTCGATCACGGACATCATCGCCACCACCATCCAGAACCGTTCCGGTGTCATCGCCGACAACGTGACCAAGAACAACGCCCTGCTCTCGCGTCTGCGCCAGCGCGGCAACGTCAAGAAGTTCTCCGGTGGTAACGTCATCATGCAGGAACTGTCGTTCGCCGAGAACGGCAACGCTGGCTGGTATTCGGGATACGAAACCCTGCCGGTCGCCGCGCAGGATGTTATCTCCGCAGCCCAGTACGACATCAAGCAGTGTGCCGTGCCTGTCACCATCTCCGGTCTGGAACAGTTGCAGAACGCGGGCAAGGAACAGATCATCGACCTGCTCGAAGGCCGCATCGCTGTCGCCGAATCCACGATGGCGAACATGATCGCCCAGGGCATCTACTCCAACGGCACCGGCTCCGGCGGCAAGGAAATCACCGGCCTCGCCGCGATGGTTGCCGTCGCACCGGCTACCGGCGTCGTCGGCGGCATCGACCGCAATACGTGGGCCTTCTGGCGCAATCAGGTGTTCGATGCGACCACCGATGGCGGCGCAGCGACCACCGCTGCGAACATCCAGCAGTACATGAACACCCTCTGGGCCAAGATGGTTCGTGGCACCGACCGTGCCGACCTGATCGTGATGGACAACGCTTACTGGGGCATGTATATGGCCTCGCTGCAAGCGATCCAGCGTTTCACTTCGGAAATGGATGCCAACCTCGGCTTCGTGTCGGTCAAGTTCATGGATGCCGACGTGGTTCTCGACGGTGGTCTGGGTGGCTTCATGTCCAGCAAGCAGATGTACATGCTGAACACCAAGTACATCTTCTTCCGCCCGCACTCGGCGCGTGACATGGTTCCGCTGTCGCCGAAGGCCCGCTACTCCGTCAACCAGGATGCTGAAGTCCAGATTCTGGCATGGGCTGGCAACATGGCGATGTCCAACGCCTCGCTGCAAGGCGTGATGGTCGAGTAAGTTTTGCGCCTTCCCCGCCAGTTGGACTGTCCCTTGGCGGGGAGTGGCGCACTTTCAAGGAGATCATCATGGGCTGCAAAAAGCGTCCCCCCAAGAAGTAAAGGAGCAAGATCATGTCTGGAATCGCAGGCGCAGTAATCGGTCTGACCTCGGGCGCAGTCCCCAACATCGCGGCGGCGCAAGCCCTCGTTGATGCCGGAACTGTTGGTCGTGGTTGCACCACCAACTTCATCGGCTTCGGCCTTGACCTGACCAGTGAAGAACCGTTGCCGGTGGATTTCCTCGCCGCTGACGACACTGTTACGCTGGCAATCACTGGCGGCGCGGATTACGAGCCGACCTACACGGCAGTCGTGGGTCATGCTGACCGCGAAACGCTGTCGTGGGTTGATACGACCCCGCCGTAATGCTGGCCGGTCAGAGAAGCCCGAACGGGTCACTCTACATCACGGAAACACCTCCGTTGGGCATCACGTTCAACGGGGGTGTCGCCATGAGCGAACTCGGGGCGTTGTTCGTCACCTCCACGTTGCCCGTTCAGGTATTCGAGAACGGGTTCGGATTGCGTCACGATGGGCGTCTGTGTGTCGCCTATGGCGGGCCAATCGACAAGTTCGAGATGGGGCTACCCTTCACCAACGATGGTCGGCTCGTCTGCCAGTTGAATCAGGCTGTTCAGCCATCTGACCCGTTTGTGGGCGGCATCCGTGTCGGCCCCCTTGGTGGCGTCTATGCGATTGATTTGACCCCACCTGCCGTGTCGGCGTATTCCACCGGCTTCAACCAAGGATTCGCATAATGCCCCGCAAAAGTATCGTCGAACTGACCGCGCAGGCAATCGCCAGCTTCCCCGACAACGTGACGGGACTCATCACTCCCGCGCTGCTCCGCACCATGTTCGAGGACTTCCTGAAGGCTATCGCACCGGCCTATGGCATCTGTCAGAAGACGGCTCCGCAAACAGTCAATCTCGGTCTTACGCCCACTGCCATCGCCTACACCACGGCACAGTCGAGCGACATTAACCAGTTGCTCGCCAGTGCTGCCCTCGGCGAGATCGAACGGCTTGAACGCGGCACCAGCACCATCAACTTCACGATGGACATCGAGTGCGCCACCAACCGCTTCATCACCGCTACCTTGTTCAAGGACGGTGTGGCGACCCCTTGGCGCATCACGGCAAACGGCGCAGGCACCGGCAATCCGGTCGGCATGGCACTGACTGCCATCGACTACGCTGATCCCGCAGCGACCTACGATGTGCGCCTGTCGGCTGAAACTGCTGGTGTAAGCACAGTCATCAACAATGGCGCGTTCCTGCTGTCTGTCGATCCGGTCAATAGTTACACGTAACAGCGGGTAGGTATGCCCCGTTTCCCAAGCATCCCGTTAAAAAGGAAAATTCAAATGCAATCAACTCTCCCGTCGTATGACGAATCAGCAGTGATGGATGCAAGTTCCGTCGCCCGCTACGCAATGGACAGCAAGCTGATGGTGAACTTCTACGTTCGCGCCGTCCAGAACAACTTCAAGACCTCTCAGGAAGGTCGTCCGATCTTCGACGAGGTGGAGTTCATTCGCATCATCATCCCTGGCGACACCAAGACGATCATCGATACCAAGGTGAATCCCGAGTATCGCCACCGCTTCGCCGACAAGTACGAGCGTTTCCAGAAGGGGCTGGCCCAGGCACAGTCCGGCACGCCGCTGGAAGTGTGGCCGCAGATGACAGTCGGGCAGGTCGCCGAACTCAAGGCGATGCACATCTCGACTGTTGAACAGTTGGCCGACCTCTCCGACGTGCTTGCCCAGAAGATCATGGGTTCGCACCAGCTTCGCCAGAAGGCACAGGCATTCCTCGAAGCTGCTGCCGGTGAAGCCCAGAACAGCAAGATGGCTGCCGAACTGGAGAAGCGCGACGTGGAAATCGCCGCGCTGAAGGAGCAGATGGCGCAGATTCTCAAGGTCAAGGCCAAACCCGATTCTCCCAAGGCCGCATAAGGAGATCGAAATGGACAACCAACATAAGCAGATCAAGGGTTATCGTGATCTTTCTCAGGCCGAGATTGACATGATGAACGAAGTGAAAGCCAAGGGTGAAGAACTGGGTAATCTCGTTGTAAGGCTGAGACAGATGCCTGAAATGGATCAACGGTGGGTCAGTATTGGTGCGACCGATCTCCAGACCGGAGTGATGGCACTGGTGCGGTCTATCGCCAAACCCACGTCGTTCTAAGGAACCGTCATGCTCGGAACTGCTATTCAGGTCATCAAGCAAGCCTCTGCCGAACTGGGTCTGCCCATTCCGGTCGAGGCTGCCGCGTCCAACAACGCACAGTCGCAGCAGATGCTCGCCCTGCTCAACGCCTGCGGCAACGAGTTGGTGCGTGCGTTCGAGTGGCAGTTCCTTCGCAAGACGGCCTACATCAAGCTGATCCCCGAGGTGTCGGAGTACGCACTGCCCTCCGACTTCTCCAAGCTGATGAACCAGACCCTCTGGGAAGAGAGCAACATCTACTCGGTCATCGGCCCGATCTCGGGTCGTGCGTGGGCGTACATGAAGAACAGCGTGACGCTGGCCCCGCAATACTGCTTCATCATCAAGGATCGCAAGTTCCAGTTCCTTCCTGCCCCTGGTACGGACGGACAGGGAACCGGCGACATCAACTACGATTACTTCTCCGAGGGGTGGGTGCAGGACGGCAGCGATCCGAACATCTATCGCAGCATCGTCCTCGCCGACAAAGACATCATCCAGTTCGACTTCTGGCTGATGGTCAAATTCCTCAAGCTGAAGACGTGGGAAGCGAAGGGTCTGGACACGACCACGCTGGAGGCAGACTTCAAACGCACCTTCAGCGACGTGACAGGCCAGGACAAGGGTGCTCCCGTCCTGGGTCTGGTGCGTCGTTGGGACTCGCTGCCGACGCCTGTCGCGCCTGAAACCGGCTTCGGGTTCCAGTAATGGTTGCCCGCCGCCTCATCGTCAAAGGTTCCAGCGTACCGGCACCCATCGGTGGATTGAACGCCTACGACGGGCTTCCGGCAATGCCCGAGCAGGACGCGATCATCATGCGCAACTTCCTGCCCGCGCCCTACGGCTGTCCGGTGCGGCGCGGCTATCAACTGTTCGCAGACGGCTTCGCCGAGGGCGTCGGCACAGTCATGGCTTACCGCAGCGACGACGGCTCCAGCAAGCTGTTCGCTGTCGATGCCGACCACATCTACAACGCCACCGATGGCGGCACGATGACCGCTGCCGAACAGGTGGCTGCCTCGTCGAACCCGTGGTGGCAGGCGACCTCCTTCGCCAACGCTGCCGGTGTCCATCTGATCGCCTTCAACGGCATCGATGACGGCTTTTGGTATGGCCCCGCCGGTTACGCGCCGCTGATTGCCGGTGACGGAACAGCCAGCGGAACATGGTCGGGCGTCGATCCGAAAGACCTGGTGAACGTGGTCGTCCATCAGAAGCGCATCTGGGCTGTCGAGAAGGACAGCAACCTTGGCTGGTATCTCCCACCGGAGCAGGTCTATGGCGTGGCAAAGTCGTTCGATTTTGGCGGGTGCTTTAGCAAGGGCGGGTTCCTCCAGGCTCTGGCGACTTGGACAACGGACAGCGGAACAGGCATCGATGACAAGCTGCTCGCCATCTCCAGCCAGGGAGAGGTCGCCATCTATACCGGCTACGACCCCGACGATCCCACTATCTGGAAACTCGAAGGCGTCTTCAACGCCGGAGAAACCTTCTCCCGTCGCTGCTGGACAAAGTATGGCGGCGACTGTGCGATCCTGACCCAGTACGGGGTCGTCACCATGTCGTCGCTGCTGTCGGCACAGGAATCGGTGTCGGCCAACAGCCTGTCGCTCAAGGTGCAGAAGATTTTCAGCGACCTCGCCGCAGAGGGGGAATACCGCGCTGGCTGGCAAATCCTGAACTACCCGAACGAGGACTTGCTGATCGTCAACATCCCTGGACTGTCGATCTCATCCAATTTCCAGTTGGCGATGAACACCATCACGAAGGGATGGGCAGAGTTCGTCGGCTTCAATGCGCAGTGCTGGTGCCGGTACGGATCGAACATCGTCTATGGTGGCTTTCAGGCACTCTACATCGGTTTGACTGGTCGCACCGACAACGCCGACATGAATGGCGAGAACGGTGTCGCCATCCGCGCCGAGGTGCAGCAGGCATTCAACTACTTCGGTGGGCAAGGGCAGAACAAGCACTACAAGATGTTCCGGCCCACGTTCGTCTATGGTGGCGACTTCAACATCCGCGCCCAGGCGAACATGGACTTCGACTTTGGCGGCACGCCACCGACAGCGACCCCGCCTTACTACAAATATGGCATCTGGGATGAGGATGTCTGGGATGGTGGCGCGGTCTGGTCGGGCGGGCTGTTGTCCAGCAAGCAGTGGATTTTCATCAACGGCATCGGGTATGCGGCCTCCATTCGGATGCAGATCGAAACCACGAACGAGGTGACTTGGGTCAGCACCGACTGGGCTGTTGAACCTGGGGGCATCGTATGAGCGACAACATGCTTGCTCCGCTGTTGGATCAGTTGCCGGAAGGGTTTGACCCTGCCAGCCGCGAGGGTGTGATGTACATGGAGAAGATTCTCCGTTCGCTCCCGCAGGAGGTTCAGGATGAGGGACTTGCCGCTTTCCCCAACGGACACGCATTTGCTGACAATGTGTATGGCCGCAGTATGTCCCTGCCCGCAGGCGGTCTGGTCGTCGGAAAAATTCACAGATATGGTCATTTCAACGTGCTGCTCAAGGGAAAGTGCGTCGTGCTTACTGAGTTTGGCGTCGAGCGTCTGGAAGCACCCTGCATGTTCATCAGCAAGCCTGGAACCAAGCGGGTCGTCGGCGTGATCGAAGATACCGAGTGGATCTGTTTCCACGGCATCACGCCAGCCGAAGCCGGTAATCCAGACATGATCGAAGAACGCATCATCTGCAAGACCTATGGCGACTTCGACCGGCTGCAACAGTTGGAGGACAAGCCGTGAGGACTGTCATCAACGAGCGTGCGCGGGATGAGGAAATCGGCAAGTGGGTTGCTGAAGCGACGGGCGTGGATTACGTTCCAGGCAACATCGGCATCGCTGTCGAGAAGGACGGTGTGTTGGTGGCAGGCGTGCTGTTGAACGAGTTCAATGGGCCGAACGTGTTTGCTCATCTGCGTGTGGATAACCCGTTCGGAATGAACAAGGCATTTCTGCGGGAAGTGTTTGACTACGCTTTCAACATCGTGGAAGCCAAGCGCGTGACGGCTCCGTGCGAGCAAAGCAAGGTTGGCCGACTGTTGGCGAAGATGGGTTTTCGTTGTGAAGCCGTACTCAAGGATTTCTGCCAAAAAGGACATCTTTACTTGATGGTTATGTGGGCAGAGAATTGCAGATATTTGGAGAAAAATCATGGGTGGTAAAGGCGGCGGATCAGCGGCACCAGCAGCAGAACCGGCAGCGGCTTCGGCCAGCAATCCCTACATGGATATGTATCTCGCGCAGCAGGCCGAGAACAGCCAGCGCGAGGCGCAACAGTCGGAGAACAATGCCCGTCTGATGCAGGCTCCCGCGCCGATCCAGGAACCTGCTGTCGATCCAGGCATGAAGGCTCCGCAACAGCAGGAGCAGGGCGGGTATGACCCGAATACACAACTCGCGTCCTTGCTTGACGCACTGAGGAACGGAGCCTAATCATGGTCTGGGCAGCTACGGCAGTCGGCGCGGCAGGCGTCATCAATTCGGCATATCAGGGTAGCCAGAACCGCAAGGCGGCGAAGAAACTGGCCGACCAGCAATCGCAGCTTGGCACAGGCGAGCAGACCGCTGCCGAGCAGTTGCAGGCTGACAAAGACAGCCAGATGTGGGCTGTCGATCAGAACAAGGCCAACCAGCTTTGGGCGAACGAGGTCAACCAGGGCAACCTGATGAACCAGCTACAGCAGAACCGGCTCGACTGGGGACGCGAAGGGTTCGGCAGCGGCACGTTCGATGAGGCGACGGGTCGCTATGACATCTCGCTCGACCCATCGCAAAAGGCGAACCTCGACCTGATCCGCAACAATCAGGCGGCGGGACTCGGCGCGATGAAGACCGGCTTCGACGTGAACAGCGACGTGATGAACGCCTATCGCGGCCTCCAGCAACCACTGGTTCAGGAAGCACGGGACAAGGAGAACGCACGCCTTGCCGCGATGGGACTCAGCACCGGCAGCGGTTCCGCGTGGCAGACAGCACAGCGGTCGCTCAACGACGCCCAGACCCGCGCCGACCAGAACGCAATCCTCGCTGGCTTCCAGGCCGATCAGTCGCTACAGCAGAACAACCGCGCCAACCTCGGCACGATGGGGCAGATGGAGTCGGGGATGTTGGCAGGCATGAACACGCCGACCTATGCCCAGATGGGAACCAGTTCGGTTTCCGCGCCGACTGTGACCTCGCCGAAGATGAACCTGATGGGCGGGTGGGCTGCTGACCAGTCGATGGCGCAGAACAACTACAATGCCAGTGCTGCCGGTAACGCGGCAAACGCTGCTGGCTGGCAGGGGCTGATCTCGGGGGCAGGCAACGCCCTCGGCGGCGCGGCGAAAGATGCTGGTGGATGGGGCAATCTGCTCGGATTCGGTGGTTCGACCGGAAGCCCACAAGGTAGCTTCATCGGCAATGCCGACAATGGGGTAGCGACTGCTTCAGCCGTTGCTAACCCGTATGCTGGCATGACTTCTACCCCGTTGCCGTAAGAGGAAAACATGGACTACGATCTCGAAACAGCAGCAATCCTCAAGGCACTCAAGGATTCCGACGCCCAGAAGGCGACGGCTCTCAACACGGGCGTCCAGGGCGACCGCATGGTAAGCGGTCGCTATGTCGCGCCTGGTGTCGGCGAGATGATGAACGCTTTTGTCACGCCCGAGATCGGTCGGATCACCGAACAACGCCTGCTCGACAAGCAGCGCACGCTGAACGAACAGCAGAGGGGTGAGTTCGACACGCTGTTGCAACAGTTGAACGCGCCTATCGCAGAAAACCGCACGGTGCTGAAGCAGACGCTTCGCCAGGGCGAAGGCCCGCTACTCCAGCCGAACATCGACCAGACCGAAACTCAGGTGCCGCTGACCGAGGAAGAGAAGGCGATGGCGCAGCACGCGCAGCGCATGAATGTCGGCGGGAAGATGTTGGGTCTGCCGATGGCACGCAGCATGGGCGAGAAGCTAGTCACCAAGGGAGCCGACTTCCCTGAGCAGCTTCAACAGTTGAAGATGAAGCAGATCGAAGCGGGCAACCTCGCCGCGCAGCGTGCGCAGGAGACTGCCTCCAGGAATGCGCAGACCGATGCCTTCAGGCAGATTGCGCTCGGTATGCAACAGCAAGGGCTGGACATTCGTCGCGGGCAGGTCGATGCGACGAACCAGATCGCACGCGAGAAGCAGGACTTGAAGAATCAGGAAGCCCAGAACGCCAAGAAAGCGGCTGTTGCGATGGGCGAACAGACGCTTCAGAACCTCGACACGATGGTTGGACAGCGGGACGCACAGGGCAACCTCGTCGAAGGCTCCATGCCCCACGCTGGCTTTGGTGATTATGTCGGCGCAACGTGGCGTCCAGGGATGCGCTTCATCGAAGGATCGAACGCCTCCGACTTTCAGGCATATCACAAGCAGATCACCGGCGAGACTCGCTTGCAGGGCGTTCAGGCCATGAAGGGTGCCGGTCAGGTGTCCAATGCCGAAGGTGAAGCCGCTGCCCGCGCAATCAGCCGCATGGACAAGTCGCAGAGCGAAGCCGAATACATCAGGGCGGCAAGCGAGTACCGCGCAATCGTCCAGAAGGGTCTTGATCGGGCGAAGGCCGGTATCAAGGTCGACGCCACCGGCAGGGACTATGCTGAAACCGAG